TTAAATTTTAATATATTTATGTAACTTATTGATAATCAAGCCAATAAAATTACACTAACTTGATTAAATTGTTATAATTTTGACCTATCAAAACCCTAATAGATAGTCATATCACTGAGAATGAGCGATTTTATAGGGATTTCTGTCGGAACTTGTATCGTGGTAGATATTTACACGATGACCTATTCAACGACTTTTATTTAAAATTAGTTGAAATGCCTGATAAAGTTAAAGAGTATTCGGATAGGGATAATCTTAAAAATTTGTGCTGTGCTACTATATGGTATCTTTGGTCGAAGCGTGGGCGTAAAAGCTCACTATTAAACGAGGTTTGTAATTTGGAATTAACTCAGGACATACCATCGGACTCAGAAGGAGAATATGATATAGAACAAGCTTCACTTATAATTAACGACATATTAAAAAATAGAGAAACATTGGTACCTGTGCTTATAACCCTTCAGGCTCAGGATGAAAGTTTACGCTCCATAGAACGCAAAACCGGTATCGGACGTAATACTTTAAGTAAAAGATATAAAGAAGGATTTGAAATAATTAAAAACAGATTTAAAAATGAACTCAACTGAATCACTTAATTACTATAACCAACACAAACAAACATTTGATGCTTGGTTAAGTATCGGAGAAAAGATTAACGTAGGTAACGGACTTGTAGCCCCTTTAATTTCATATTACGAGGAAACTACCGGATTTAAGATTAACGGATGTCCTGATTGTATATCGGATATGTTAGTATGGTATTCAACTCAAGAAAATAAAAAGAAAAAAAAGAATGACTGAGCAACTAAATAAACTCGACTCAATAGCGGATAGATTATATATTATCGCTGAACAATTAAAAGAGGAACGTTCCGGACGTCCGTTGAGATTACCTCAAAAACTAACTAATGAGGAATACATGTGGTTAGCGGACTATCTTTTAAAACAAAGGGAGTTATTAAAGAGTGAATGATATATTCCAAATAAGAGCTTTTTTTATGCCAAAACCAAACAAAGGGGAAACCAAGGATGAATACCTACAAAGATGTATGGGCGATTCCGAAATGCAAAAGTATTCACAGGACCAAAGATATTTATTATGTAATGTCTATTGGAAGGAAGTTAAGTTAGAATCATATACCGACTATCCTCAGGCAGCAACGGAGAACGCAAAAATAGCTTTACGCTGGGCTGAAGAGCATGGATGGGGTGATTGTGGAACTCCTGTAGGTAAACAAAGAGCTAATCAGTTAGCAAACCGTGAGCCGATATCTGAGGAAACGATTTCACGCATGGCATCTTTTGAACGACATAGACAAAACTCTAAAAAAGAATTAGGGGATGGATGCGGTAGATTAATGTGGTTAGCTTGGGGAGGTGATGAAGGTATCGAGTGGGGTCAAAGAAAATTAAAACAGATTCGTAATGAAAAAGGAACCAAACAATAAGTTAAACTTTGGCAAACGAAAAGTAGGCAAGTATAAAAAAAGAAAAGGACCAAAGGACAAAAACACAAAACCAACAAGAGGTCAAGGATGAAACTTTATAATGAAAGTAGGAAGACCAAGAAACATGAAAACACCTGAAGAGCTTTTAAAGTTTTGGGATGAATATAAAAAGTATATTGATACCCACTTAGATAAAGAACAAATAGTAACTGTTAAAGGGGATATAGTAGATAAGTACATTAAAAAACCTTATTTAAAATCAGGATTTGAGTCATTTGTATTTAGGAAATATAAAATATCCATAAAAGACTATCTATCAAATAAATACGAGGAATTTTCGGATGTCGTTACGTGTATAAGAAATGAATGGGAAGAAGACCAAGTATCAGGAACTATTACAGGTAAATATAAAGCACCTAATTTAGTGGCAAGACTAAACGGATTAAAAGAGCAGAGCGAAACCACTACCAACACTTCAATAAGTATTTTAAACATAGACCCTTTGGATGATTCAAAAGACAACCTCATTACGCAAGATAGCAGCTCTTAAAAAGCGTATTAAAGTCATAAGGGGGGGTCAGGGTGCTGGTAAAACAATAAGCATACTTATTCTATTAATTAATCATGCTTCAAGCAAGGCAGGACGTGAGATTCTTATTTTATCATCGGAGTTAACTAAAATGCGTTTAACAGTTATTAAGGACTTTGTTAAACTAATGAGGCAGATAGGTATTTACAATGAGTCGAGATTCATAGCCGGAACGCTTTATAGATTCCCTAATGGCTCTTTTATTAAATTTATAGGTTTAGATAAGTCCGATGTCGGAAAGGGGCTTAGAAGTGATGTAGCTTATTTTAATGAGGTTAACAAAATAGATTTTGAAAGTTATAGACAAGTAGCTTCACGTGCTGGTCAGGTATATGCTGATTATAACCCTGATGCTGAGTTTTATATTGATACGGATGTCATAGGACGTGAGGACTGCGATTTTTTACAACTAACTTTTCAGGATAATGAGTTATTATCGGATAATGAAAGGTCCGAAATCATGTTATATAAGCATAACGGATTTTATGAGGATGGAACTATTAAGAATAATTATTGGGCTAATCTTTGGAATGTTTACGGACTTGGTAATATCGGTAACTTACAGGGTGTTATATTTGAGAATTGGAATTTAGTTAATGACATCCCAACGGAAGCACAATTATTAGGTTACGGACTTGACTTTGGATTCACTAATGACCCAAGCGCATTAATATCAGTACATAAGTTCAATTCAGAGCTTTATATTAAAGAATTAATATATCAAACAAGATTAACAAATAACGATATAGTACAGAGGATGATTGAGTTAGGAGTGGACAAGTACAAGGACATCATAGCGGATTCAGCCGAACCAAAAAGCATAGAGGATATTTACAGAGGTGGATTCAGGAATATCTACGGGGCTAAAAAAGGAGCGGATTCAATAAGAAACTCAATAGATAAATTACAACGCTATAAAATTAACATAACCGAAAGCTCTACTAACTTAATCAAAGAATTTAGGGGTTACGTGTGGACCAAAGACAAGACCGGAAACCAAACCGGAGAACCCATCGGAATAAACGACCACGGAATAGCAGCATTAAGATATTTCGCTTTAAATAAGCTTGACCAAACCCGAGTAACCTTCATGTGACAAATAAACAAATTAAAGGTATTTATAAATATGATTCCAACTAATTACAAGGATATAAAGTTAGAACAACTGGCAGGAGTTCACAAAATCCTAAAATCGGATGATGACCACGTAGACAAATGTATACGCTTATTATCTTATTTAACAAATAAGTCAAGAAGGTATTACGAGTCATTACCGTTGTGGAAACTTCAACACTACTTTAAACAAATAAGCTTTTTATTCCAACCTAACCCAAAGTTACCGGTAAAGAAAATCATTTGGTTAAATGGATATCCTTATAAGGCTTTATTAGATGTTTCTAAATTCTCAAGCTCACGCTATCTGTCTTTAAAACATTATGTTAGCAACGGACAAACAGAACAAAACTTACATAAGATAATAGCTTTAATGTATAAGCCTTTATTTAAGAGTGATAAGTTAGATGAAGAGGGAAACTATAAAGATGATTCAATGAATGAAATAAACCGAAGAGCTGAATTAATAAAGCGCAAAAGTTGCTACGATGTTTACGGAGCGGTTTTTTTTTATTCCAAAGTGTCCACAATCTTGAGCGCCCGTATGCAGACCTATTTGGAACAAGCGATGGAGAAGATAAACCACCACATGAAAGAACTAAATCTAAATTAATAACTCACTACGGATGGTATCACATTTTAAACATAGTAACGGACAACGACCCATTCAAAGAAGAGGAATTAATGAAGTGGAATGTAAGGAGATTGTTAAACAGATTAATGTATTTAAAAGACAAAGCAAGCATTGAAGCTTGGGAGGCTGAACTTGGAAAGCATAAATAAAATAATAGAAGATTTTGCGATTAAGTTAGTTAATGACTTAAGATTATCACTTAAAAATAAAGGTGTTAGTTACGGAGGTGGTCAGGAGTCAAGGTTAGCTGCTTCTATTAAATACAA